CACATGATGCTATCACAACCATTCATACATATCTGGAATTCTTCGATGAATAGCCCATTCTTATTGTAATAAGAAGTTTTCTGTACTCTGAAAACCGCTTTTTCTACATTGTCATCCATTATAAACCTCCTTTCTTGCAAAGTAAGATGGAATAGGCAAACCAGCAGAGGCAGGCAATGGCGGCCAGCCAATGGGTGAATACAGAGCAGGTTAGGATACAGAAAGAAGCCAGTGCTTGAGAAATGAGCACAGCCTGGCGGTTGGAAACTTTCTCTTCCATGATGGAGGAGAACAATACATTTTCACGGTTAAGCCATAACGATATACGGCTTTGCTTTGCCTGGTTTGCAGGCAGGACAATTTGATTTTTCATTTTTGTAGGACATTTAAAATGAAACAATATGTTGGTTAATTACGGGAAAGGAAACAAAAAAGGTTCCGCTTTCCCGTTGTCCTACACCTTGAGAAAGGCAGTGGGCGCACTAACGCTCCACACGGGGGTCGGAACCAAAAGTTTATATAGCCAAAGCTAAGGGCATAAAAAATGCCCGCAGCAAAGTTATTTGGCGAGCCATCTCGCCTTTCTCAAAATGTAGGACATTGCAAATATGAGGATTTATTTTGGAATGGCAAAAGAAAAAGCGGAAACTTTTTTATGGTTTCCGCTTTTTATAGAGCCTTTCAGTCATGTTTTCAGTACTTCCTAAGGAGTACTCCAGTACTGCCGCGGAAGTACTATAGTACTTTCAGGAAAGTACTGCGGTACTGGCTAAGGAGTACTGGGAAAGGATAAGTTTATGATTATTTTTTCTTTGTATCAGGCTTTTCTTTGTTAATAAATATTGAGGCAACTGTAACTAATGTACCTGCTCCTAATATTCCAGCAAACCAAGGTCTATTTAAATATAAAGCATAAGCAGCAAGGGCTACAATTACTACAATAGATAAAAAAGCAAATGCCATACCCCACCAGTTCATTCTTCCTGTTCTTGATTCGGATCTTCGAACTAAATCAAACTTTACTTTATCCATCTTATGTCGATGGTCTTGCTCCTTAACGGAAGCTTCCATCAAGAACGTAACAATTTGAGGATCTATTTCCTTATAAGCTGCTAATTCTTGGGGAGACGGCAAACTGTTGTCATCTACGGTATAAGTCCTTTCTAACTGTTGGCCCACACCTCCTTGTCCTGCAACGACAGTTTCTTTTTGTTGAATTTGTTGTTTAGCCATTACTTAGTTTTAATTTTTCCCAAGCTTCTCTTACGTCTTTCTCTATATTCTTTCTATCCTGTCTTAATTTGGATTTATCGTCCATTTTGTCAGATTCGACAAAAAGTTCTTCTTTTAGTTGGGAAATAATTTCAGATTCCTGTTTGTATTCACCGCGGGAAGAATCACGCAAAACTTTTGCCCCATTCGCGATGAATCGAGTAACGTCTTTAATTATACACATGATACCTCCTTTTTTATTATTATTTTAGTGCTTCTTTGTTGCAAAAGTAATTATAATTTTTATAGTGTACAACAGCGCATCTAATATCTTAGATATAAATAACACTATTATCTATCTATATTAATATAAAAAACAGATGTTTAGACAGTCTTTATATGTTGTATAGAAAGCAATTATTCAATAAAATAAAATATCCCCTCAGCTATCTTATCAATGCCTTTTGATGATATTTTATAGTGTATCTCTTTGCAATAATAATTTTTGTTCCGAATAAGAAAAATCTTATTCAGCTCATAAATTCTGTCTGCAATGAACTTGAAATGATATTCCAAGGTTGTATCAATGGATTTTTTACTCTTGTACACTTGGTTGAACAACCCATTATCACCATCTAATATTAATGAATATGATGGTAATTCCAGTATGGATTGTGAACCGGTCATGGTAGTAGGTTTATTTATGAAATAATTATCATGGCATGACATAGGCATTTTGTCCCAGTACGCTTCTTCATGCTCTCCTGTACCCTTGTTAAGCGCTACACAGACTCCGTAATATATGCTGATATATAATTTATCGGGGATGTCACCTTTTACATCTGCGTTACCGTTGATAAGGTCATTGATAGCCTGGCTTTTCGTTTCAGAACGGACTTTTTTTACAGCAGGCCCTATCAAATAATTACTGATTGTCTTGCTGTATATCGAGATGGCATCTACTTGTGCCGGTATAATGTCAAAAGAAGTTTTATTTTGGCTTGTCGTATCTCCTGCATCTCTCAGCCTGTCTACGATTTTTAATCCTTTTACGCTTTCATCGTTGACAGTATATTCTGAAACAACATATTCCAGGTTGTATTCGGTTGATGTCAGCAGGTAAGGTCCGGAGAAGTATTGGTCGTAGTTTGCTTTGAAGTCTCTGTACGAATCTTTCTGTTCTATTATGCAAACCTCGCGTATGCCATCTTTTAGTTTGAGATAGTTGTAATAGTCTTCACTCGGAAGATTGTAGGCTACGTTGTCATACGCATACGAATAACTCGTATCGGTGTCATATACTTTCTCCAGTTCATCCTCTATCACCTCATTGATAAAGATGATACCCGCATTGTCAAAGTACCGGTCCATGTTTACTATATTGTATACGCCATTTATCGGGTCAATGGATACAATACATTTGAAGAATACTTCTATCTGTTCGATGAATTCGTTGATTGTCCAGTCTGGGAGCAAGTCGCCTGGTTTATTTTCTTTATAAGGATTTGTTACGAAGATACGGCACCAGGTGTCGTTTTGCTCCAGCTCATTATATCCTTTTATGAATCCCAGTTTTTGTAATAAGTTTTCAATGTAGTACAGCAGGTAATACTGTGGAGCGATATTGTTTGCTCGTGTGAACGTAATATCTGCACCTACTTCCACTGTATTTAGCACATTGGTATTCCCGTCATCGTCTATATAACTGATAATTGGTGTATATACGGCCTTGTGTTCAGGATAAGTTCCGAAGAGTGTATTAATAGCCTCGCTGGGTAATATAGACACTTCATCAAAGGCGACTGTCCTTATGCTGCTATCGCCACCTTCATAATTCAACTGTGAGTTGCCGGCTATAATCTGAATCTTCGCTGTATAGGATTCTATTGAAAGTATTACCTCAATGCCATTAATCGCACATAGTCCGTTCACAATCAGCATAGCCTTGCGGTTTTTTATGCGGGTGGTTACATCTAATCGGTTGATATTTTTGTATATCTCACGATTGGCAGGGTCTCGTAAGTCTATCTCAATATCATAGGTATACGAGCCAACTCTGGTAAAGTATGGATTTTCTGTGACAAGTTCGAGTTCAAATTCACTCGGTAACTTCACTTCTTTTGAATCGATAAACAGCTGTGTCATGACTTTATTGTTCGTGTAACGTTTTTCTTCATTTTTTCTACTAACTGTTGCGCTTCATTCACGCCCATTTTACCAGTCGCTTTTGTATAGGTAAATATCGGCTCGTTTAATCTTTTGAGAAGTTTCTCCATGCATTTCATATTTTGCAGCATGACTGCCGTTGATTCCTGGCTGGATGATTCGGCAGTCTGATAGTAGTTGTTTGTTGTCATCCTATTGGTAGGTGATAATACGGCTGATACGTCTTTTGCAGTCAGGCTACCGATGGTATTGTTTCGTTGTGCCTGGTCTATCAGGTCAAGAACCGGACGGATGGCTGGATTCTGGACTGCGTAACGGTTGGCCACAAACTCTCCGGCATGGACTATTCCTTTGGGTTCGTCATGTCTTCCGGAGCCGGTGTAGCCACCTTCTTCAAAACCATTTATTACAGCCTTTGCCGTTTGGAAGGCTGCAGTGATTAATGCAATTTCAGCTGCAGCTTTAGCTAGTCCGATGAAACCTAGGGTTGCAATATTTTTCATTTGCGTTTCAGCTATGTATGCAATCATCATTTTTTGAAGGCTGTCCAGGATTATTTCCAAGGTTGCTTTCATGAAGTCACCCAAGGACGTTTCTGAGTCTGTCAGCATTTCTGCGAATGCTTCGCCAAACTGCTGACCTATATTCTGTGCGAATGAAAGCTGCTCTCTTATCTTTCGCTGATTTTCTTCGTAATTCTTACGGGATTTTTCAAGGCTTGCCTGTTGTTTTTTGTCAATAATCTCAGCTTTCTTTTCTTCGGAAATTTCAGAAGAAGAAAGTACCTGGTCGTAATATTCATTCTGAATATCGAGTAGCTGCTGACGGTATTCCTGTTCTGATGAAAGTCCGGCATAATGCTTCTGTGTCATACTTTCAATCTCCAGCTGGTACTGTTTCTCTAGGCGGGTAAAGGCTTCTTCAGATGCTTTGTTGGCATCTTCTTCATCCAGCTTGTTGCATTCTTCTTTGTACTTGATTCGTGCTTCGAGAATCTTCTGTTCAATCTGCTGACGCTTCTCCGGTTCCAGTCCGGCGATGGCCATCATGTTCTCGAGGTGACGCATCTCCAGGTCTTCCATGAAACGGGTGTATTCCTGCTGTGTCATCTCGTCACTGGCCAGATAGGTACGTTTTAAATCGGCCAGTTCATCGTAATAACGTTTGTTTTCTGCTGTTACCTGGGGATTTTCTTTGTTTGTCTTTTGTTCTTCTACAACTGTCGGATTCGGATTAGGATTAACTACCGTCCCTGCTGGGTCAGGTATTTTGTCAATGATATTTTGAAGTTCTGTACGTTGTTTGGAGAGAGTTTCAATAGCCTGTCGTTGAGCTTTAAACTTGCCGTCAAGTCCTTTCATCAATACTTTTCGGGTGGTCTCGTTGATGTCGTTTCGTGCCTGGATGCGCTTTTTCTCTTTTTCAAATTGTTCGCTGTAAGCGATTTCTTCTTTGGTCAGTTTGTCTTCGATGATAGCCAGTTCTGCCTTTGCATCCGCTTTAAGATTCTGTTTCTGGCGGTCGTTTAATTTGTCCAGGTTATCCGCACGCTTGTTTATGTTGACAAATGCATCGGATATTTTTGTCATCTTCCCCAGCTCATCGTTGTATGACTTTTGTTCGTCTTTTGCTTTTTTCGTATTGGGAATAACATAAGTCATAAGTGCTGTGGCAATGGCTGTTAATCCTGCTACTGCCAGTCCGAAAGGGTTTGCCTTTAATGCCGTATTAAAACCACGTGTCGCTACAGTTGCCAGCTTCGTCCACGTTTCATAAAGTTTGGTTGCTATTGTGGATGCGTTTACTGTAACCGTATATGCGGCAATGGCAGCAGTTGACGTAATGATAATGCTTTTGTATTTGATAAACCAGTCAATCAGGGTAGGGAGGGCCACGATGATTTTTGTCGTCCAGCCGGTAAGCAGGGACAACGACGGGTTAAGCCGCTCCATCAGTTCGATGCCGGCCTCCTTGATGCTGTTGCGGTATTGTGCCATTTTAGCCTCGTTGGTGTCGGAATTGATGGCTGCCTGTTCCATGGCGATGTTCGTATCTGTGACAGCTTCAGTGTATTGGCGTACTTTATCCGCATTATCTATCAGGATAGTGGCGGCAGAATAGGCTTCCTCGCCGAACATGGTTTGGATTTGTGCCGCTGTCAGTGACTTTTTGTTCAGGTTCTCGAGTGCGGTCTGCAAGCCTACTACTTTCGGGTTGGTTTCATCCGGTCCGGTCTGCAGTACCAGGAAGAACTTACGGAGTGCGGTACCGGCCGGTTCTGCCTCCAGTCCTTTTTCTGCCAGCATCTGGATGGTACCCTGCAGCTGTTCGATGCTCACCCCAGCACCGGAGGCGGCTACACCCGCATTCTTGATGGATGCAGCCTGGGCGGAAACATCGGCTGCACCTTCTTTGGAACCGGCGGCCAGCACATTCACATAGCGGGCTGCCTGGTCAGCTGATTCTCCGTACATGTTAAGAGATACGGTGGTGGCTGTCACGGCATCCTTCAGGTCGATTTTGGCGGCAGCAGCCAGTCGCATGGCTTCGATGGTGACGGCGTTCAGGGCTTCCTTGTCTTTCAGAAGTTCCGGTTTCTTGGAACCAATCAACATATAGGCCTGAAGAATTTCGTCGGATGACTGACGGATGCGCAGGCCGGACTCGTCCATGGTAGTGGACAGTTGCTCGGCTTGTTTTGTAAGCCATTGGATAGATTCATCATCCAGTCCGGTCAAAGCCTTCAACTCTGCCTGGGAGGATTCCTTGGAGTCGCGGTTGTTGCGAAGGGTATTTAGGGCCATAGATACACCCGTGATGGTGGCTGCACCCGTCGCCAACAAGCCGCCCCATTTAGCAAAACCGTTGTTGAAACGGGACAACCATCCTTCTGTCTCCTGTACTTCAGTCTTTATCTTCTGAAGTTCGGCCGTCACCAGTTTGGCTTGTTGCTGGTAGTATTTCCACTCTGCAGAACCTCGCTTAATATGTCCGCTGTTCAGCTGCCGGTTGATGGCTGTCAGGGTGGCACGAAGCTCTTTAGGCGTGGCTTTGTCGAGGTTATTCATTACCTCGGTAAGCGCCGTGGTATCTTTCTTCAGCGTCTTAATCTGGGCTTCCGTTTTCCGAAGCTCGGACGTGACCTGCTTGATTTTAGATGTATCACCGGCTTGGTAAGCATCTGCCAGTTCCTTTTTTAATCCGGATGCAATCGTTTCCAGATTCTTGAGCTCCTGCTTTGCTTCTTCACCGTTTACGCGGACCTCGACGGTTGCTACCTGGTCTATAGCCATATTATTTTTTGTTTAAGATTACACGAATTTTGTACACTGCAAACAGCACAAAGAGAATAAGCACTACGATGGTGAATGCCATGCAGAACTTCTGCCATGGGGTAAGCCTCTTTTCTATTTCTATCGTCTGCACTGATTTTTGAATGATTGTACTGTCTTTCCCTGGAATGAATACCGTATCTGAAGGTACCTTGAAGTCTGCCATTAGGTTACCCATGGAATCCAGTTTGAACCGTAGACGTGCGTTTTCGGACTGTGCCATGTCCAACCAGGAAAGGACGACGCGACCGTTCGAGTCGCATTCCAGCAAGGCCCGGATGGATGCGGAATCAGCCGGGCGGAATACCGGTACCAGTTTGTCATGCACGATGATCTGTGTGTGACTGTCTGAAGTAAGGTGCTTCCCGGATTTACACCCGAGAAACACCGAACCACACACAAAGAAGAAAAAAAGTATGATTAAAACTCTCATAACAATGCCCATCCTTTTTCTACATCTGCCATTACAGCCGGAACTCCATTCTCTACCTGAGAAATGGCAGCTGCAAAGGCACACATGGTCGTTTTGTCCTCCACGTTTGGGACGTAGGTTGTCGGTACCTGCATCTCCTGGCATACGCGTGAAATGTAGCCTGATGTGTTGTTTTCGGTTCTGGGTGCCCATCGGCTAATAAAGTCGGCAATCGTCTGGCATCCGTATTTCCGGCGGTAGTTCTGCAGCAGCTTGATTAATGCCCGGTAACCATGGGCCATGTCTTCGAATTCTTCGAAGGTGTTGTCTTGTTTTTTAGATGCAGGAATCTCTCCCTGCCAGTCTGTCGCATCTGAGTTGCGGATGTTGCCTGGGTTGTTGTTACGCAGGCCTCGTGGTAGCTGTTTCATTTTTTCACTCCTTCCTTAATGGTTTTGATAATTTTTTGAGCTTCCTCCGGTGTGGCACATTCCGTAATCCGCATAGCCAAATCGGCTACTTCTGCCGCATGACTCTTTTTCTTCTTAAAGTTTTCTATGACAGACAAGCCTTCGACAATCAGCACGCCAAGTGTGCCGATGACTGCTCCGTATGGCAAGTTGTACCAGGGGAAGCATAGTCCCAGAATGTCAATCATGATGAAGAAAAGAAGCAGCCGGAAATAATCGACGATTTTTGTTCCGGTCTTACGCAGCGGGCGGCTGCATATTCTCTCTCTGTTTGCTCTGGCTGCATCGATACCCGTCCATAAATCCAGCATACAGACGCTGCATATCAATATCAGGCAGATGAAAATAATAGTCACGCCGGAGCGGATGTCTTGTGTGATAAATCCTACATATTTTTCCATGTTTATTTTGTGTTTTTCTCAAAGGTATTATGTAGGGGAAGGGTGTAAAAAGACAATCCCTGCAACGGATAATTGCAGGAATTTAGACTATACAGAAACTGATTTAGATTATATAAGTGCTTAAAAAGATTTTTAATATCTTTGCAGTACTTTCCTTATGCAGTCCTAATGGGCTAGGGACTTTAAGGTGGGCCCTTTAAATTTTTAAATCAATAGCTTATGTATATATTGAAAAAATGCCTCCTATAGCTGAATCGTTACCGTCAGGCTATATGGTAGGCTAAAATTACTAAGACGGTTTGGAAGATTATAAAACCTGTGGCAAAATACTATTTTGTCCAGGAAATAAAAGAAAACTGGTAGTCAATCACAGATTGGTTAGCAAACTTCTTATAAAAAGATCAAAGGAGGGTGCCAGTCCCTCCTTCTTCATTTAAATTAGTGAATTAAGTGTCTTTTGGGTTTAACGAGATTGCTCATCTTTTTCTCCGTTGCTTTGTCCCATGATATTATGCTCTTTTTTGTGGGGGACTTCAGTGAAATGCATTCTTTTACTAGGCTTTTGATATATTTCTACATCATCATCTTTTCTTAACCAAGCTGGAATATAATTTGGATTTGATATTTTTTCAAACCAAAATAAAAAAGATACAGGATTACCTTTATATGTTTGTACAGGTCCTCTACCTGACCATTTTTTTACATCCACCTCAATAACGGCGGTAATTGCTGTTGGAAATAGTTTAATTAACATTTTCTCTAGAATTTCAGTATCGTAGCTATCTGGAGTAGCAATAAACATGTTATCTTGTGCATATTTCCACCATTCAAATTTATTCTGCTCAAGAAAAGAAAATAAGGTCAAATTTGCTCCGAAATTTGAGCCGTTGATTTCATTATATATTAATAAAAAAACTTTCATTGAATTCCCTCCTCTTTTTTATGTTCATTTGTATCATATAAGTATTGAGATTCAGGAAGTCGTAGGTTTGCTTCTGTACCTCGCTCACCAAATATCTTTATAACGGCTTGATCATTGTTGAATTTCTCGGAATACAATTGCATGGGGTTTTCATTATATGATCGAGTATAAAAATGTAGATACACACATATTAGGGTTGGCAAACCTATGACCATTACAGCTAGTCCACACCCTAATAAAATATAACTGAAAATAGTATTAGTTGTTATTAAGGCAAATGATATTAAAACCACGCCTAATAAAAAGACAGCAATAATAGGTAATTTTAATCCGTTTAGAATGTTGCTTTTTTCATTTTGTACGGAAGCTTTATTCATTATAGATGCAAAATTCTCAAACATATTTTTAGCTTTTATGCAAAAGTAGTGATATATTCTTATCATAACAATATCTGTAAATTAAATTATATTGGTTCGTTTAATTATCCATTGGTCTACAAATCTATTGTCTTAATTAATGCTTTTTAGAAATTTACCGAGTTATTCTACAAGCTACGAAGCCAATTTTCAATGAATGTAGACTGATACTCATGTGCTTTAGCATTAGGGTGACCATTAGTTGCAGTTACTTTAAACGCATTATCTCTTAAAGTAACAGCTCTTTCATCCACATCAATACCTAACCTTCCTCCTAGCATCATTGGAACTTGAGGACTTCCCTTTATGTCAAGATAAGGAATACCCCATTTTTCTGCAACTTGTTTTACTGCATCATGGTATTGTTGATTAAGCCACCCTGAACTAATAATAATACCGATTTTTGCAAATGGATGATATTCTATAAGGTATGGTAATACGACATTCCATGCACCATAGAAAGTCTCGTTTGTCTCATCTTCTATTGTACCAAGATTTGTATGACCACCGTCATTTAATCCGAACCAAAGAGTTATATAATCAGCATCTGAAGGTATATCTTTGTATCTTTGTAGAGAAAATGGATTTCTTGAATTTATGTCTTCTACCGTACCTGCGACATAATCTTTATCTAATGCCATTATAGAACCATTTATTGCCTCATTGACTATTATCATGTTATTTCGTCTTCCGATAAAAAACGGATATACTTTCAACTGACCACTATACAAGCCCTCTGTAAATCTTATATCTCCAGTTGTATCTCCGTTAAAATCCCCGTGCGTAAAACTGTCTCCTGCAGAAACCCACTTTTTACCATACAAAATATTACTATCGTTATTGACAATATTTTTTGTACTTAAAATAAGGTCATACGTAATTCCGGTAAAAATATCTTCACTTGTATTGTATGCTGTCGGTCTGTCATATTGTGGGTCTGAACTTGGTTGCCCGTATCGTGCAAAACCACACATATATTTTGCGCCATCGGGTATATAATCGGAATCAGGAGAAATTATAGTTGAATAACCTCCTATATTTAATGTAGAAATCAAAGGATTGAAATTTTCATCCAGAAATCCAATGCAATACTTTGCATTCTTATCCATGAAGACATTTTCCAATACCGTATCTCCTTTTTTAGGTATTAGCAATAATTCCGTCATTGCTATTGCTGAATATGTCTTAATTTGTCCATCATCATTTGTAATATAATAACCTGGAGTTATAGATAATGGTCTTTGTTTTATAAATAAATCATCTTGAATAACTTTTTGAGCGGATTGCTCTGTTTCAATTTCTTTTACTTTATCTATAATATCAAATAGATTATCATCTGTTGAGTATAAGACCTCAACAGGATAATTATCTGAATTAAAATTGCTAATAGCAAAAGTAGATGCATTAGATGGAACTAAAATACAAGTATAATCGTATTGTTTACCTGAATTAGCTGCACCCTCAGAAATGTATGTTTTAAAAGATTTTCCTGTTAAAAACGCATCTTCAGAGTCAAATATGTTTATTATATCTGCTCCTTCATAGCCAAATGATTTTACAAAAAAAGCAGTAGCACTATTTGGAATTGAAACTTTTCCTGTATTTTTCCAAGAACCGTATTGTTTCAATAATCCGTTTCTGTAATATCCTTGAACTGAAAATTCAACATTTAATTTATTGCTATTTTCTGTACCAAATATATTTTTTAAATTCTCTATCTCGGTAAGTTTATCATCCCGCTCTTTCAGTTCTTCATCGGTTTGTGTTTTGTCATAGTAATCTTGCTCGAGCTTGTTTATGTGTTCCAGCATTGCCGTGCCTACACGGGTGGCTGTGTTCTGTTTGTTTGTTTTTTCGTCGCGGATCTGGATGGCCAGTTGCTTTAATTCTTCGAATGTTTTTGTTGCCATAATTCTGAGTTTTTTACGAAGTAAACTTACCGAGTTAGATTTCAAAAAGACATTGTTTTATTTACGTTTGTGCGTTCCGTATAAACGTGATTTGAGAGTAGTGCTGCGCTTGTGGTTTGCTTCCTCAATTTTATCGACAAGCAAACCGCAGAACTCTTCGCCGTACATGTAGGCCATCTGTTCCTTCAGCACCATGATGGATGCAAAGTAGGGGCGGGAAAACCATTCTCGAGGTTTACGCGGATTGCCGGATGTATAGTATCCACCGGGCTTAGGGCCAACTTTGCGAGGCACATTTAACCCGTGTTCCTCACGATAAACCGGGTTTAATATCTTTAAGTCACCGCCGTTACCTTTGGTATATCCGTTGCCGACACCCATGTCTTGGTATATGCCGTACTCCAGGAACTTGTGCTGGATGGTGGATACCGAGTCGGTGGCAGATATGACGTTATCACGTATCTGCTGGTGAAGTGAGTAGGTATTAATGACGTGCAACCTCTCAATCTTTTCACGCCAGATATTCACCATCATTTCTGCCCAGGCTTCCTGATATTTTCTGCGGTCTTCATCGGTAGCTGCCGGCCTGTTAGTGTCTGTATTAGCCATTCCACTCGTCCTCCTTATAACATAAATCCGTAGGTTCGGTCAGTTCGACCATAAAGTATAGGCCGGTGCATCCGGAAATAAAGTATTCGCCCAGTTCACGGGTGTAGATGCGGGATACATTCAGGAAGGATAAATCCAGGTCTTCGTAGATGTATTTGTCACGGATCATGCGGGAATGGAACTGTCGGAAGAGTTGCCGGCAGATGTCCAGCTTTGCCGCACGCTCGGTCATGTCGTCGTAGCGATAACGAATCAGGAGGAATACCGTGAAGGTGCGCTTCTTGAACCAGCCGCCTCCGATTTGTTCGGTGGCTGCGTCGTTGGTATCATCGACGCAGACGAAAGCGGATTGTTTCCGGAAATTGTCGAGCACATCCTGGAGCGAATTGATACCGCTGCAAGAACATGGAAAGAATGAGTTGGCTTTGGCCAGCTTGTTCTTTTCGGTCAGCTCTTTAAAGTAGGCGTGGCCATCAAAGAATTTACTTGTGTCCATTTTGTTTTGATTTTAGAATTTGAATATCGTGTGCTTTGGCGTCCAGCTCGGTCAGGGCCCGCCAGCAGTCCATCTGCAGGACTTCCTTTTCTTTCGTCACGTCGCCGCCGGTCAGTGCCCGGATCTGGGCGTTCATCGCGCCCAGCAGGTCGGGCAGTTCCGGCTGATCAGCGTCGGTCCTCTGTTGGAACGGTTGGAAGAAATGGGGAAAAAGGGAGGCGAAGTACAGTTTGATGCTGCCCCACCAGAGGAATACGGAAACCAGTTCGTATTCCTTGATGCGGGAAAAGGCGGTTTTCAGTGAACCTTTGACGCCCGGCTTTTTCTTGTAGAGGAAGCTATAAAGGGCCTTGAGCTGGGAAACGTCTTGCGAATACAGGTAGCCCTGGTAGTGGTTCTCACAACAAAGGTAATCTTCGAAGCTTAAGCCGTGCAGCATTGCATCGATGGCGTAACGGCCGCCTATTCTTTCCAGCCGAACGGGATAAGCTTTGGGTTCGGAGATGAAATCAATCTGCCAGAGGAAACTGCGCACCTGCCAGTCCTGAAGGATGAACCTCAGTTTCTTACGCCAGTTCAGGCGGAAGGTGCAGAGCCATCCTCCTTTCACTCGCTTCCGGACACGGATTCCGGTGAAGCGCATGAAGACGTAAGTCTTAGCCTTGACCGGAGAAAACAGGGTGATGACCAGGAATACGTACCGAAGCTGCTTCTGGTTGAGCTGCTGCCAGGAAGTGGGGAACCGGAAGTCGAGTATTCTACCCCCAAAAGTATGTGGAATCATCTTTTTCATTCTGATAAGTCTGGAAATGTTTGACTTTATAGGCCTCGGAGTCCTTGTAGCTGGTGAATACCTCTACTTTGGATTCCGCGTAGTTCTCGATGCGTTCCAGCATGCTCTTTGCTGCCGACCAGTTCTTTGCGATGCAGAAGCCGATGAACTTGCACATGTAGTCGGCCATGGCAGACTCTTCTTTGGTGAATGCATTGTGCCGGGCCTGTTCGAGGATGTGGTCGAAGAACTCGGCCGACACGTGCTGCCGTATCTTTTCTTCTGCCTGGTACATCTTTGTCCGGAACTCGAGCAGCTTGGAACGGTGTACGTCTGCTGAAGGGAAATCAACGTACATCTTCAGTTGTTTGGCTGTATACATCAGGTTCGGGATGTTGATACGGGCCTGTGCCGTATCTGCCCAGCTGGTACCGACCAGCAGCTCCAGGCATCGGTCGTAGGTATCTTCGGCTGCGTTGGTGACTTGCTGCAGCAGGTTCTTCACTCTGTCGGCTGAAGCCGGGGCTAGATTCTGGTTAGATACCACACCGAATCCGGTGGGAGTCAGTACCAGGTCGAGCTGTGGTATCTGCTCCTGATAGGTACGCAGACAAACCAGTTTTGTGACTGCCTGCTCGAGTCCGGGAACAGTATCTAATTTGTCTGCCATGTCACCCAGCAGCACGCAGTTGATGCTTTGAAGCGTGTCGTCCAGGTGAGGAGCAATCATATCATACACCTCTGCCGTGGAATTGGTGGCAGAGGAACAAATCTTCTCGAAAATCTCTTGTGAAAATGTGATAGCCATATTGATTCGTTTTAGGATTTGTTTTCAAGGTCTGAAGCTGTCTTCTGTTTGGCATCGGTGTTCTGGTCAAGGGTGGTGAGCAATACCATAGGCACATCCGGATACACCTTCTCACTCCATCCGTTGTACTCGATGACGATGTTATGCGGGATGTTCATCAGGTCGTGGAAAGGAATCTCCAGTGCCTGCTTGAGCGTGAACAGCTCGCGCTTGTCTGAGCCGGAGTTGTTACTCTGTCCCTTGCCTGGTGTGGCACCTACCAGGTTGGGATGGATGTTGTCGCCGTAACAGGTGATGTTACTGGCTTCCTGGATGTCTTCACTCCAGTCGCCGCCTTCCTTGCCGGTCTCCACTACATTGATGCGTACCATCCGGACTTCACGGCCATTCGGGTCGATGTAGTATCCGGTAATCCAAACTTTGCCGCTGTTTTCGATTCCGGAAACAAAGTTCTTGATGTTTTCCTTCTCCTTTTTGATACGCTCCATCTTCTTCAGCGGGTCGGTAATATGCTCTTCCGCACAAATGTTACTCCAGTAGTCCTTGTGTACTTCGACCTGGTACTTTACGCTGGCATGGTTGCGGAGCTTCGCTTTCTTGCCTTTCCCAATCAGTCGCTTGATGTCGTACCAGTCGCCCCGGAAAATGCTGGTGTAGTAGGGGATGGGGTAATACTGAAATCCGGGTGTGGGGAAGCGCACAAGGATAGCGAATTTACGGTCATCAGTACGGACTCTTGTTTCGCCATCGCGTCCAGGTTCACGCCCCATGAGCACCATCAGGTCGCCCAGCGGGTCGCGTGGATCCAGCAGACGGATGACTTCGTAGTCTTCCGGATGGAGCGAGGCGTTTTCGCGGAAATTGGCATAAATCACGTGATTGATTTTGCCCCTTTTGGCCTGTTGGAAACGGCAGTAGCAGGCCTCTTTGTGAATAAGCCGGTTGATTCTTTTGCCGTCCTTGGAAAGAATGATGACCGACACGCAAAAAAAGAAATACTTCATGTCTGTAGCTTGCTCGAGCTGGAACAGCGGCAGGCTGTTATGAATCAGCCAACGCTTGATTTCGGGATGGGTTGTCGGCTGTCTGGTGTCTACGTCCATGTACTTCAGTCCGGCACCGTAACAGGTGATGACGTTGAACAGCTTGTTCTGGCTCATCACTTCGTCGATGCCTATCATCTTGATGATATTAAACGGAAGCTGGTTGTCTTCACCGAAATTGACATACGCCATGCCTTTCCGACCGGGAACAGACGTAGTCTTCACATTTGCATCTTCATCGAATACCAGGCTGCTGTCTTCTACGGAGGCCATTTCAGTGGCCACGTTGGAAACCTCGATGTCAAATATCTCACCAGGCATGAAGTCGCCGTCGTATTGCTGGATTGTCTTGTCCATATTAAAGGTAAATTGTCATGTTGTTAATTTCGAAAAGGGATATGTCGCGGAAGGAACGGATTACGCCGGATGCCGGAAGGCGAACCCGATGGAGTCCTTGTCGCCAGTGCGAGCCGACGCACACCGCGCCTTTGTATTCCAGAATGTCACCTGTGCTGAGTTTCCAGAGCTTCAGGTTGCAGGGCTGCCCGGACTCGAGCAGCCTTAATGCGTCTTTGATATGTATTACGTTCATAGGCTTTAATTGTATGTGTCATCGAATGAGTCGTCGAAAATGTCCGGAAGCAGACGGAGCCGCTGCTGGTACCGGGATGCGAAGATGTAGGAAACAGTGAAAGCAAACAGTCCGTCGTCTTCATCGCTCCGGCTGGTATTGCTTTCGGTGATAGTTATCGGGATGTCGCCGGATTCATCCATCAGCCAGACTTCGGTAGCCCTTGCCACATCGTCGGCCAGGTTGAACATACCTTCGGGGATGTAACCTGTATTGAGTGTGTGCTTGCGCTGCTCGTCTACGTAATAGTTCTTGTATTGCCCGGCGAAGTAAGCAGCACTCCGGGTCAGTTCCGGCTCTACCATATCTCCGCCCACAAAGTAGAATGTCTCGACACATCCGAACGAGTTCCGGAACTTCAGGCCGACGAATTCCAGTTCGTCCTGGTCTACGCGGAAAGTCTGCTTCCGGGCACCGGCCAGGATGGTGTATCGCAACAGCCGGTAGCCGTACTGGGTAAATCGGGAAGGGGATACGTCTATGGAGCAGATACCGTAGTCGGCCACATTGCCCAGTGAACGGGTGGATTTGAGAAGCTGGTTCTGGTCGTTGACGAAGACACATTCTGCCGTCACGGGAATAGTCGTGCCGCCTGAAGACAAACTTCCGGTAGTAAGATAGAGGGTTTCTGTGCGGTTGAAAGAGGTTGTTTTGTCACGCCCTGCCAAGGTCGTCAGGAAATAGTTGGTCACGAAATCCACTGCGCTGCAGGGGATGATGGGACGGCATAACAGCACCGTGAAGGTCTTGCTGATGGTTGTTTCACTGGAAGCAGATACCTCGTAGCTGAACTGAAGCATCGGTGAACCGATAAGGGAAGGCTCCATGAGGGAAAACAAATCAAGAATGTGTATCTGGTTGCTGGTGTCCTGAGTATAGGTTTCTTGCAGAATGACCGTATTTGCTTGCTTCAGCACAAAGGTTACCCTTTTGTCTGCGCTGATTGTGAAGTTGTCCAGCTGTGAGGACAGGACGAAATCGGGTATATCTTGTGGAATAGTGAGCATAATTCTTTGTTTTTCTCAAAGATACCCGGCTCCGGAAAGGGGTAAAAAGACAAAAGGTGCAGCGTCCTCACGACGCCACACCTCGATATAAATGTAGAAAAAATGTAATCATCTAAAAACTTGCAGTCTATCTGCGCTGCATCATCCATGCCGGTTTCCCTTCTGGATTAATTGCTATCTTAAAACCTATTTTGAGTAAGTTGAACGTTATATCGTTAATACTTATATCGACCATTTCACTCAACTCGTCTTGTATCTGTTGCGATGTCTTAAATACTGTATAATCTGTAACTTCCTTAGCTGGAAGCCATTGTTCGCAATATTGCTGAAGAACTAAAACTTCAAATTCTACTCCCTCTTCCATTTGTCTCCTCCTTTCTGTCATTAAGGGCAATACCCATTATCTTGTATAAATCTTCGAACTCCTCTCTCTGGCACATGATGCTATCACAACCATTCATACATATCTGGAATTCTTCGATGAATAGCCCATTCTTATTGTAATAAGAAGTCTTCTGTACTCTGAAAACCGCTTTTTCTACATTGTCATCCATTATAAACCTCCTTTCTTGCAAAGTAAGATGGAACAAGCAAACCAGCAGAGGCAGGCAATGGCGGCCAGCCAATGGGTGAATACGGAACAGGTTAAGATACAAAAAGAAGCCAGTGCTTGGGAAATGAGTACAGCCTGGCGGTTGGAAACTTTCTCTTCCATGATGGAAGAGAACAATACATTTTCACGGTTAAGCCATAACGATATACGGCTTTGTTTTGCCTGGTTTGCAGGCAGGGCAATTTGATTTTTCATTTTGGAGATCAATTAAAATGAAACAATATGTTGGTTAATTACGGGAAAGGAAACAAAAAAGGTTCCGCTTTCCCGTTGATCTCCACCTTGTGCAGGCAGTGGGCGCATTAACGCTCCACACGGGGGTCGGAACCCTATGGGTATATAGCAAAGCTATGGACATAAAAAATGCCCGCAGCAAAGATATTTGGCGAGCCATCGTCGCCTACACAAAATGGAGATCGTTGCAAATGTATGTTTTTGTTTTGAGATGGCAAAAGAAAAAGCGGAAACTTTTTTGAGGTTTCCGCTTTTTATAGAGCCTTTCAATCATTTCTCAGTACTTCCGAAGAAGTACTCCAGTACTACATAGGGAGTACTCCAGTACTTTCAGGGAAGTACTGCGGTACTGGTTAAGGAGTACTGAGTGTGATTAATTTTTCTTGTTATTCATAAATAGCAAAGCGTATCAATGAAATTAAAGATAGCCTAAAGTCTTATTGCTCTTGTTTCAGTTTCTCTAATCTCTTTTCATATTTTAGTTTGTTTGATTCTGAAAGTTTATTTTTTAGAGCATATTCAAGCATCCTTGTTTCATTTGATTTGTCATTTAACTTCCGATAGCATTGGATGATTCTGTCAATTAAGTTTAAAACAAACTTATCTTTATTGAAGTAAAAAAGATAAAGGTCAAGTGCTTCTTTATATTTTCCTTCCTTTTGGAGAGAATACGCTTTGTCCAGTTCTCCTTTTTCATTCTGTTTGTTGATGTAATATTCTACAGATTTTAGCCGTGATTCATATTCTGGAATGTATTCTTCTTTGCCTTCGTCTTTACATACTGCAATAATCTGCTGTATCAATTCTTTTTCTTTATCATAGGCTTTCATTTTACGATAGCAAAAGCAAGCCTGGTGTAAAGAATACAGTCCAGATTCATTTGCAGCGCATGACAAAAATATCTCAACGGCTTTTTCAGGCTCACTATATTTTAATTTTTCAGCAAGCTCCAAATCGGGGTTGGTTTCATGGGCAAGACTACGCTCGGTAGTAATCTTGACAGTTACTCCATTGCCTATGTATTGCCCTTCTTTAGATGTCATCTTCTGAACTTTTAAGTCATCATCCGGAACACGTGCATCAAAAGGCAGAAAAGCGTTGGCATATATAAATGGTACATCGTCATTAGTTACTTTAGATACGATACATTTATATATTTTGTCCTTATATGCAAAGAAGCACATGGAATACTTTTTCTCTACATAACCAATATGATGCCCATCGGAAGTTAATACCATCATTGCAAATGAGTCATAATCATTATATGCTTCATGAATTAAAGTAAACGCAGCAAGAAAAAGCAAAGTTGATGATAATACAGCAAAAATGCAGTCTATTAAGCAGTTAGGTGTTTAACTCATAATACTGCATAAGCTGAAAAAGGAGGTCCGCTAAAAGCTGCGAAAGACTTCAGTTCCCATATCGTTACTGATATAACGGGAACAAGAAACGGCACAACAGATTCTATTTCAGTAATTTGCACAGTTTTTCATACCTGAGGACAACTCGCTTGATATTAACTTTGTAACGATCAAAAAAGTATGAAAACGAGTATGAGCAGATCGACCTTCAAAATCCTCTTCTACGTGAAGAAGGGCAGCGAGAGAGCCAACGGCTATCTCCCCCTGATGTGCCGTCTTACGGTGGACGGCGAAATCAAGCAGTTCAGCTGCAAGCTGGACGTGCCCCCGAAACTTTGGGACGTGAAAACGGCACGTGCCACGGGCAAGAGCGCCGAGGCGCAGAAAATCAATGCGGCGGTTGACCGGATACGTGTGGACGTGAACCGCCGTTACCAGGAACTGATGCAGTCCGACGGCTATGTCACCGCCGCCAGGCTGAGGGACGCCTGCCTCGGGCTGGGCGTAAAACGCGAGACGCTGCTGAAGCTCTTCGAGCAGCACAATGAGGAGTTCATCAAGAAAGTGGGACACAGCCGCGTGCAGGGAACATACAACCGCTACCGTACCATATACAGGCATCTGTGCGAGTTCGTCCCGAAAGTGTACCGCCGTGACGACATCCCCCTGAAGGAACTCAACCTGACGTTCATCAACAACTTCGAGTATTTCCTGCGTACGGAGAAGAAATGCCGCACCAATACCGTATGGGGTTACATGATCGGGCTCAAGCACGTCATCTCCATCGCCCGCAACAGCGGTGCGCTTCCCTTCAACCCCTTCGCCGGGTACATCAACTCCCCCGAGAGCGTTGACCGGGGCTACCTGACGGAGCGTGAGATACAGACGCTGATGGAGGCCCCGGTGAAAAGCGGGACCTGCGAACTGGTACGTGACCTCTTCATCTTCTCTGTGTTCACCGGACTGGCATACGCGGACGTGAAGGCGCTGACGACCGACCGGCTCCAGACCTTCTTCGACGGCAACCTCTGGATCATCACCCGCCGGCGCAAGACGAACACCGAGTCCAACATCCGCCTGCTGGACGTTCCCAGGCGCATCATAGAGAAGTACAAGGGGCTGTCCAAGGACGACCATGTATTTCCGGTACCGAGCAACGGCAGATGCAACACCATATTGAAGGAACTTGGCAGGCAGTGCGGTTTCAAGATACGGCTGACCTATCATGTGGCCCGGCATACGAACGCCACCACCGTGCTGCTCTCGCACGGTGTGCCCATCGAGACCGTAAGCCGTCTTTTGGGGCATACGGATTTGAAAACCACCCAGATATATGCCCGGATAACCAACCAGAAGATCAGCAGCGACATGGAAATCCTGTCCCATAAGCTGGAAAAGATGGAGAAGGAGATATGCGATGCCATCTGAGGAAATGGTATTTACGAAACGGACGATTTTCCCCTTCCTCATCAAAGTTCGTCCGTCCCTGCGGGACTCCGCGTTTTCCCTTCGGTTTCCGGTAGAAAATTTCCGCATGGTGAAATTTTCTACCGGAAAAACGCTCCGAAAGCGCAGGGACGGACGTAAGAGGGATTCAGAAGGCGAAAACTGCGACCGACGTAGTGCATGTGCGACAAGGAAAAGAACTGTCCGGGAGCCCCTTTTCATGCCGTACCCCGGCATGAGACCGCTTTCCTCTCCGGCTGTGGTGAAGGCTCTCCTGCTCCCTCTGCATTGCATATGCGGGTTGTTCCGCCTGTATCCACGTCAGCCGGTATTGCCTGCCCTTTCCTTGGTAGAAACGGCTTGTCGCAACAGGCGGCGTGACACAAACTTTTCCGGATATGGAGGAACATTCCGAAAAATACACCGTACATTTGTACATCGAACCAATAATAACCGAATAACCGTTAAAAGAACATGGCTAAAATTAAAGTCCAAAATACAGAAGTGACAGTCATCACATACAATGACAAGGATTATATCTCCCTGACCGACATGGTCCGCAATATGGAAAACGGTCCCGCCCTTATTGAAAAGTGGTTGCGTAACAAGAATACCGTCGAGTTTCTGGGCATATGGGAGGAGATGTACAATCCGGATTTTAATTCCCCCGAATTCGAGGGAATTAAAAACGAGGCCGGGTTGAACCGTTTCATCCTTTCCGTCAAACAATGGGTGGAAAAGACCAACTCCAAAGGTATCATCGCCAAGGCCGGACGCTATGGAGGGACTTACGCACACAAGGATATCGCGTTCGAGTTCGCCACGTGGGTATCCCCTCAATTCAAGCTGTACCTGCTGAAAGAGTTCCAGCGGTTGAAAGAGGAGGAGCAGGCCCAGCTCGGCTGGAGTGCGAAACGGGAACTGTCAAAGATCAACTACCGCATACATACCGATGCCATCAGGCAGAACCTGATACCGGTGGAAGTCACCCCCGCACAGGCCGGCGTCATCTATGCGGAAGAGGCGGACGTGCTCAACGTGGCCATGTTCGGGATGACCGCCAGGATGTGGCGTGAGCAGAATCCCGGTCTGAAGGGCAATATCCGTGACTATGCCTCCATCAATGAACTGATCTGCCTCTCCAATATGGAAAACCTGAACGCCGTATTCATAGACCAGGGCATACCGCAGGGCGAACGGCTCGTGAGACTGAATCGGATAGCCATCCAGCAGATGCGTGTGCTGGAAGATGATGGCGGACGAAAACTGCTTGAATGAGAATTCCGGCAGGCAACGCATCGGCATGTCCGTAAACGGGGCAAGGAGGTGAAATGCCGCCTGATCCACATTCATGCATGGGATATGGGATACTGAAGCTACGGAACGGCTTACGGCCTGATATCAAGTGTCATAACCGTTCCGTGGCGGGGTATTGTCCGGAACACATTCCCGAATGAGGTCTTCCATGATTTTAAAGGACTCCGTATTTCGAAAGGAACAACGTACACATACAATTTCTCCGGAACGGCTAACCTTCCTGTCACTTCCCTGTAACCCTCCCCAAAATCAACACTGCCGTATAAACCGCATGAAAGCCCGGGCACGCTTCCTGTTTCCAATCCCATATCCGTTCCTTCCGCAATATCACATATTGCCGTTCTCATTCCATATCCTTGAATATTTCTCCAAACATGCCGAAGACAGAAAAACCGCATGGTATTTTAGATTCTCACCGGACAGGCAATAGACAGGAGGAATCCGTCATCCTCATTTCTTGCGGCAAAAATAGTTGTTTTTCAGGCCGGTCCCGCAAGGCGGCCCTTCGGGCTGGTTGCTCGTGAAAAAATCTTCCTCACGCTTCGCGTGAGCGTATTTTTTCACGGCAAGCCTTGCCGGAGACCGCCGAAAAACAAACAGGAGGAAGCACAAGAAATAAGAATGCCTACCCGTGTAGGCCATGTATAACTCAAAAAAATATAAGGCTATGGCAGACAAGAGCGCAGAAAAGGAAAAACTGTTCAACGAGTGGTTCACAAAATCCTATGACAGGTTGAGAGGAACGTTACGCCGGTACGGAATGCTGGACGAGGACAATTTCCATGACACCTACCTTTTCGTAAGAAGGCAGGTGCTGGTTCCCGGAAAGGACATAACGGACTATGACGCGTATTTCATCGGATGCTACAAAAAGGCGGCCCTGGTAAAGATTAAAAGGGAGAACCGGTATGCACACCCTGAAGATGATTTCTTTCTCCGATGTGGCGAGGAGGCAAAATTCCTTTCCGAGGACGACCTGAACGGGTGCGAGAGGCTGGTTAAGGACATACTGCGTTTCGTAAGGCAGAAATTCTCCTACGAGGAATACCGGATGTTCATGCTCAGGTTCTATGAGGCGCAGTTCTCGTTCAAGGCGCTGGCGGAATGCATGGGTATCTCGGCATCGGCCATATCGCAGAAAGTATGCAGGATAGTGGACGCAGTACGTACCCACAGCGGTTTCGCATGGAGAAGTCAGATGCTGGCGGTGGAAAGCTTCATGTATTGAAAAACGAAAACAGTTCAACCGATAAAAGAAGGACAATTATGGCACTGATAGTATACAACAGGGAAAACTCCCGTCCGCAGGAAGTCACATACAAGGGTAAGCGGACCATCAACCTTGACAGCAGGGGGACTGTCTATCTGTCAAAGACGATGTCAATCGAATTGGGAATCCTCGGCGGCGGACGGGTGAACTTCGCCCACGACGACGAGACGGGTGACTGGTATATCTGCCGGGCTGACGACAGCGAGGGGTTCATCGTCTGGAAGGACAAAAGATGCGCAAGGTTCTCGGCGGGGTTTATCGTGCAGAGGCTCATGCGGCAGGCGAAAGTGGAGAGGAAGAGCGTGCAGTTCATGATGGCGAGGATGCCGGTAGAGATTGGCGGAGTGGCCTATTACAAGATACTGCTCTCGAATCCGATACTCAGATAGAGACATGGGCCGGAGGAGTCCGGCTGTATATGACATGACGGACATGCGGTTGTCACCGGCCGGCATAAGGTCACTCCGAAAAGACCGGGAAACGGCATTGCCGGAGGATAATGATACCGGTACGGAATGTGCCGCCATTACGGGAATGGATCGTCCCACCGGTACACGAACGACCCGCCCCAATTTCAGAATAACATAATGACATAATAAAACAAGGGTCTTTTTTTATAATGGAATCCCCGTATCTTATTGCCATACCGGAAAAATGTTTCCATGTCCCGCCATGTTATGCCAATGTTGTCACCGGATCATAATTCATAAAGAGAAATACTCTGTGTATAAATACTTTATGAGCAAATTAAAGTCGTTCATCCGATGGAAAGAAAACGAAGGGGCGATCGGTATGACAACCGACCGCCCCTTCATTCACGATCCCGTACGGAACATTTCTAAAGTTCCTCCGGCCTGGTTCTCGCCTCCCGGTAGCAGCCGTCAAGCAACTTCTCGATATCGGAAGAACGGTACAGTATCTTACCGCCCAGCCGGGTGAAGGCAAGCAGGCCGCTGTCACGGTACTGTTGCAGGCTGCGGCGGCTCACTTTCAGCTTTTCAGCCAGTTCGCGGTCCGTATAGAAGTTCTCGCCCGCCATCGCCGGTGACCTGCCGGCAAAGAGACGCTCCATGGAAACGGAGAGACGTTCGACGGTGGAGAAGAACTCTCTTATATGCTCGCTGCTCTCACGGGTGAGCAGACGGTTATCGGTATTCATCATAAATCTCATCTGTTTGTTGGTTTGACATTTACTTTTTCAGTTTCTCATATATCGCCCCCACCCCATGACATGGAGGGTATGGGGGCATCCCTCCGACATGAACCGGCACTCTTTCGTACCGATACGGATATGGCATCCCTCCCCGTCTATCCTGTAGAGCGAGAAGCTTCCACGCCCGTACTCCGCGTCAAGGCTGTAGGCCAGCAGGCGGTAGTCCCCGCTGGAATCCCTGAAGATGTAGAAATCGGGACTGCCGTCCAGACTTTCCCAGCCGCCTGCCAGACTGCCGGGAGAAAGTATCATCCTTTTGTTTCCCATGGCTTCTCAAATTGATTTTCCCATGCTTTCAGCCCGCTTGCGGCGCTCCTCCACTATCCGGATGATGCTTTCCACATCCCCGGGCTTGTAATAAGTCTTATGGCAGATCTGTGTATATGCCAGCGTGCCGTTGTCACGCAGGGTCTGCAGGGTTCTCGGGCTGACCTTCAGCAGCAGGCACACCTCCTGGTTGTCCAGCCATTTCTTCTCCTCCATGTCACCGTACAGCCGGCAAAGGGTGTCCAGCCGGTCCGCGAACGTCCGGAAGGCCGAGAGCATCGCCTCGAAGGTCCTTGCTTCAATGTTCACTATTTCCATAATCAATGTAATTTCAGGTTTGACATCTGTTTCATTCTCTTTTCGGATCCGGATTCCGTGCCGCAATTTAGTGAATTCCGGCGGAACATCCTGAATTTCAAGACAGGATGACTACCTTTGACACCATATGCGTACTTGTTTCATCCGCAAAGTAAATGATTGTTCCCGGATATGGTTCCGGCCCTTCATCAGATGTCATTATATGTCATCAGATGTCATGGAAATCTGATTTTGACATTCATTCGCTTTTAGTAAACAGACGTTCAGATCCGTTCCCGAAGAGTGGAAAATTTCCGGTGCGTATATTTGTGAAGTCATCACCGTCAGACTGATCCAACAATATGAATAACGCGGCAAACCCCGCCAATCGGACCCGTCCGTTTCACACCGTCTGTTATTATCGTTTTATTTGCTTCCGACAACCGGGCAAACGGGTAGACCGTGCCCACAGTATCAACCATCTAAAATCCATGTACAATGAAAAGTGAACCGACTGAAAAACCAAGAGGAAAGAAAACGGCGGCATCCGAAACCGCAGACAGAAAGAACGGTCGTAGTCCTAGCCCCGGCCACGACGAGTGGTGGGAAAGACTCATGATGGAACCCGGTCCGGGGAAATCCACCGGTATGGATGCGGAACCGGTGATTCCATCCGGGACTGATGCGGAGGAGGTGTCCGGGGAGGCGGGAAGAAAGGACACCCCGCCGGAACCGGAAGACCCCGTGAGAAGAAGGACGAGCGGCAGGCAGCGCAGGGCCTCGCTGGAGGAGTACCGGGAAACATACCTCACCGTCCCGAAGATCAGGAACCGCAAGACGGTGTTCGTCAGTGAGGATGTGAGGGACGAACTGGACGCCGTCGTCCGCAGGCTCGGCGGGCGTGGCATGAGCGTTTCCGGACTGCTGGAGAACCTTGCCAGGGAGCATCTTGCCGCCTACCGTGGGGACATCGAGCAGTGGAGAAAAATCTGACAGCCTGTAACCGGGCGTGGAGTGTACCCGATGTATGCACCGTCCCCTGTGTACCCGCTTCAATGTGGAAAATGCGGGGGGATTTTTCTGTGGGGGGAGCAAGGTTATGTTTCCGGATTCCCGAAAACCCTTGCTCCCCCGCGCCCGGCGGTTGCAGGGAGGGTAAATCCGCTCCCGCCGGTCGCAGATTTTGGAATGAAAGAAGTACGGACAAAAAAGAAAAAACATATGACAAAGGATAGTAAGCATTCGATAAACTCCCCCTTTCATTCTAAAAATGTGATATTACTTTTGTAATCAAAGTAAAAAAGCTCAATTGT